AAAAGTATGCAGATAGAGATATTTGGAATGTCGTTCCCGAATATTTCAAGACAGTTCAGAAACAAGTTGCGACTGTCGCGAGTACACTTGAAAACTTCATGCAATCCACGGGTGTAAAATACGGGAAAGACTTATTTTGTCCACAAAAAGAATTTGTTGCGTTATTCAATTCGCACTGTCAAGCAAATAATCTTGGAAAACCTCGTTTTACACAAGATTTTTACGTGGGTCCATTCAGTCAGCGTGAAATAGAAGTTCGTGAAGTAACACTTACATACAAAGGTCGTAATTACCCCAGACAGGCATTCATATTTGGTGTAGATATAGTAAATGAGGATATGACATTTGGTAACGAATATTAATTAAAATATTACGTTAGATTAAGATATGGATCCCAGGCAATTCGTAAAAAATTCGAATGTATCTATTCAAACCGAACCCAAGGTAGCACCAACTAAAAAGGGTGGTCTCAAAATTGGGAAATTTCATCCAGGTATGTACAACGTTCTTGTAAACAAAAAGTTTTCAAAAGATGAAAAGCGTGTCGATTTACAATACATTTTAAAACAAAAACCAAAGGGACATGCTCAAATAGCGCCCGGTTTAACATTAGATCTTAACGAGATTAAAGGATATTACGGGAGGTTTCAGACAGGTGCCATACACACATCTAATTTTGGCTTAAAAGGTGATTTAAAAAAAGACTTCTTTTCGGTACAGTTAAGTGGGTACACAATGGATGGAACCGAACAAAAAAAATTCACATTTGTTATTTACAGTAATGGTAAAATACGATTTTCTGGTGGATTTTTAGGGTCCAGTAATCTTAAAAAACAACCCGAATCATTGCGTAAATATTTAATTGATACGTATACACAAAAACAAGGTTTTTTATATAACGAAATTGAATATAACAATATTGCTGGTTTCTTTAATACAAACGTAAACTTTGATTTAACAAGAATTTCTCAACAAAATCCAGTAAAAGCACAAAGTGTTAGTTACGAATCTGAATTGACACCCTTTTTATACATAACGTATAAAGATCATAATTTTGTTTTATCGACTAAATCGGGGAAACTTGGTTCGGGTGTCGTTCAAGTTCAGGGTGAAAGTGACCCGGATGATCTTGAAAATGCATATAAAGTAGGTGTTGATATGGTAAAACTACTCCATGTTTTAGGGTACACGTTGGGTTTGGTAAACCGTAATGTAAATGCCCCAAAACTTCCTATGATGAAAACTGTAAAAGCATCTACGTGTCCTAAACCACGTCGCCCACCATGTAAAAATGGGTTTGAAGTTCGTAAAAATCCACAGGGATCGGACTGTTGTTTTAAAATACCAAAGAAACGGGGTACCTCTAAGAAAAAAAGTACACCTAAAAACGTTTCTATTTCTTATGATAAAGATGGTACAATGAAAATAGGTGGACGTAAATGTGATAGACTTACAAAACCCGTTTTACTCGACGTTGCTAAAAAGTTGGGTGTTGTTGGGATACGTGAAAAGAATACTAAAAATGTTATATGTTCGGCACTCGATGCAATTGAGAAAGGAACGTCCAACGTAAAGGTAAATGGAAAATTGTGTCGAACAATGAAAAAAGACCAACTCGTTGCGATGGCATTATCTAAAGGTATCACGATTGACGATAAGGATACTGTAAAAACACTTTGTCAAAAACTTCAGAATAAACCAAAAACAGCAAATTCTCCAAATTCACTTGCAAATGAAATGGAATACGCACTTAAAATGAGAAGAAGTCGAAACGTGACCAATCAGAAAAGAAAACTCAATGATACAGGTATAAGAAACGATCTCGTTAGAATGTACGGTAAGAAATGGATGACAAAGTATGGTAAAGTTATGGATTTGAATAAAGATATACGTGATGTAAAGAGAGAATTAAATAAGGCTGAAAAGAATAATTCTCTTAATGTCACGTCACGTAACGGTGTTATAAGAAAGATGGTCGCAAACGACATCAAAAAAGCTATGGTCAAAAACATGAAACTTAACCAAGAAAATGCACTTAAGAAAAAACTTCTCAGAAATGAAGCACAAAAGTTGTATGGTAAGTTTGGTAAAAACATGGTAAATAACGTTATAAAATATGCGACGAATTTACCAAAAACATACGCTCTTAATAGTAGTAAAATAAAGAATTACGTTACAATAAAACGTCAACTTCAACAAAATACACCGTCAGCGTTAAAGAATAACCGCAAAAATAAATAAAAAGATGGACGATCCGAGAGAACTATTATTAAACCGTGTCCGACAAAATACAAATGACTTTATTATAGATTATAAAGATCGTTGGGATAAATATATTTTGTCGAGCATTATAGATAGTATATTTTATACTTTAGCAGATTATATTAGCATTGAAAGAAAAGGTGGGACTACTATGGGTAAATTAGAAATTGAATACCATTGTACAGATGATTTTATAAACAGTGATAATGCAGAAGAATATCTAGAAAAATATCGTGACCCCGATGACCAAAATCTTATGATGTTCATATTCGATAATATACATAAGATGGAACCGGGAACACATCGACGTACACTTTTATACCTTACGAACATACTATACTTCGATTTATAAGTTTATGTGGTTCGGAAATTTGTTTAAGGTGTTTTGCGTGATATGAAAAATCGTATCCGATGAAATTATCTTTTATTTCTTTAGAAAGTCCAAATGCTTCAATTATTCTCGAGGTTTGTGTACACACCGATAAACTTTCAAGTTTAAGGAAACGATCTTCCATCATGATAAATTCTTTAAGTGATTCGTCGGGTATACCATCTTTACGCATTTGTTCATACATATTTTTTGATTCGCCGTTTGACATGTAAAAGTATTTTGTAGAAAATCCAAGAACAGACACGCGTTCACCTGTAATATCAATATCACGTAATATAAATATTACAATTATAAGTATAAGTATCCAAGCTATGATCATACTATATAGTATTATGATAAAATAAATTATACAAATTGTCCAAAAAAAAGTGATTGTCCAAAAAAACTTTTTTTTATTTTATACAAAGTATCTTCTTGAGAATGATGATCGATTTGAAAAATAAATTTTTTTCTTACTCATCACTTTTTTGTTGGATAATTTAACATATTGAATAAATCTTTTATTTTATGAATAATATTAAATAATGTATCTTTATCTTCAACATTTTGAGGTTTTATAATTTCAAATTCAATTTGGTATGTAAATGGATCTTCTGAATCCATATCTTGAGTGTTACCAGAAATAGATGTCATGTCAATAGATACATTCTTACGAATATATGATGTACGTGTTTTCGTTTTTTTACCATCCATTTCACTTTCATAATCGTGTTCCATAGGAATTTCTTTACATATGGCAAACCGTATATCAAAAGGTGTGTCTTTGATTTGTTTAAAATCTTCGACATGAACTCTCTCTTTTTTTATAATAGTTTCTTCATTTGTAGATTCATCTATTGTTATACGAAGATTGTCCTTTTCACGGAAAAAGACGTCAGTTTGTGACGTTTCAATGCGATCCCACCCAGTATATTTAGTAAGACCTTTCATTAGATTGATATACATCTTTTCACCTATATTTGTATCAAAGAATGTACCATTATATTTACCGAGACGGAATTCCATTTCGACATGTTCTTCATTCTTGTGTTTATCAAGGATGGGTTGAACGGTATCACAAATTTTATGAACGTTCATGTTTTCTTACATTTCTATATCGCGTCTTCTTCTTAAGCCTTTTTTATACACCTTTTTTAGATGCACGGTTTCACAAACATCGGAAATACGTGTTATTTTAATTCGGCTATACAGTGTTTTCTACATATACACGATATATCATCTCATATAGTACGAAATAAATACAACGGTGATTGTTTATTTACAAAAATATATGAACACGTTGTACACATTTATTTTTCGACACACGAAGTCAAGGTTTTTACACTCGAACCACTTTTACACGAATTTGTTAAAATATTTCCGAGATTTAAAATTGGAGAACCTCATGATGCTCAGGACGCTTTACTGTGTATTATAGACATACTTGAAAAAGAGTATCCTATAATTAAAGATATCCTTTACGGAGAAACAACACAAGTAACAATATCACCCGTAAGTAAAAATGTTATAAAAACACCTTTTTGTATCCATATTTTAAATATGAAAAACGAAACAAAAAATATAGATGAAATGATAGAGGAAGGATATAATTGGAATATAATTGAAGGATATATCGACAATGATAATGTGAAACACCACGTCGCAACAACACGTTGTTTTATATCTAAAAAACCAAAAATTCTACTTGTATCATTCGATAAAAAAAGTAATGTAAAAGTTGATACATCTTTAAAAATGGGGTACGATTTACGTGGTTCTATAATTCATAAAGGTATTCAATGGGGTGGTCATTACATGTCTATGGCTAAATTTGGTGAAGATTGGATCATACAAGATGACGATAGTTTAGGAAAATTAAATGAATTACCTAAAGAAGATAGTCATTACATTTTGGTCTACAGTCTAAAAACTCCTTCATCTGAATGTCCTCCTTAATATTCACGAGTGTTCTATAAAACGTTCGACGACTATTTGGAAATGTTTTATCAGTTCGTTTTTTTAATGGTTTCCACCAAAGAGGACCCTTTTCCCACGTCACGTACATACACTCAACGATATCATTTTCTCTCAACCATCTATATTCTGGCATACGGTCTATTGGTATCTGAGATTCGTGTATAAGTTTACCTTTTTCTTGTATATACAAACGCCATACAAGTGGTCCAGGTGCACATCCCGGTGTTTCGACCGTTGGTGCTTTCTTCACTTTGAAATCAATTGTATTTTTGTTTCTTGGTTTCCATTTGAACATAGTTTCGTGTGTACCCGTACGTACAGGTTCGTTTACAGGTGTAAAAACAAGTCCATCCATTTCTTGTTTGACAGTCGGAAGATATACATCCATAAACTTGTTAAACTCTGTATGAAGGTGAAACGTTTTAACCTTTAAAAATATTGGATCCGTTTTTAAAACCATCATCTTTTTAATTGTTTTCTCACAATGTTCAAGGCGTTCTAAAAAATTTT